TTACGGATACTAGAACCCGCTTCATGTTTTTCTCCTCCATGGTCATAACATATCAATATATTATAGCACAAACAAGGGTCGTTTTGAATGTTTTGTACACTC